TAAGATTTTCTGCGTGTGTCTTAGCAAGAGTTGCCAATTCATCTAATTCTGAATCTGTTGCAGTATCTAGATCTCGTACAAGAGGCAAAGCAGCATCAATTTTACTAATTGCAGAATCAACCTCTGTTATTATATCTTGATGATTTTCTACAAACTGTTTTGCTTCTTCAGCACTTGTGTCGTCTGGGATGGGCGGTAAGTTTAATAGTTGAGCTAGTTTATTGGTCATACCGTATTTATTTCGGTAATCCAAACCGTTTGTTAAATCCCTCTTGGCGATCTATTATATTTTTTACTGTTTTCCAATCAACTGTTAACGTCTTGGCTATAGCGTTTATACTCGATTCAGTTTTCATTATTTCAAAAACAGAGTTTGCTAGATCTTTATTTTTGTTGTAGTAAGTATCCTCGCGCGATGTTCGCATTGTGTCAGACCAGGGTTTATCTTTTCTTGCGGCAGCATTTTTTAAACAGTTATCTTGTCGAGACTGTAATGCCTTATCAGTCCAAGTCTTGTTACGAAGTTTTTCTTTTGTTTCCTCAGACAATTTCTTTCCTTTAGTGACCTTTCTAATTTTTTCGGCATGAATTTTACGATTTTCATTAGTCCAATACTTGTCTAGTTTTTGTTTAAAATCATCTGGCATTTTTTTGCCTTTGTTACCTTCTGATATCTTTTGTCTTGTTTCTTCAGAAATTTCTCTAGTAGACCAAATTGTTTTTATTGTCTGATATGTTCTACCAGTTATCTTATATCTTTTTTGGTCAATGGTTTTTAATTTAGTCATTGCCCACAAAGCATTGATCATTTTTGCTTTTGCAGTACCAGTGAGCATTTTAGTAAGTAATACATGACAGAGGAAATGTTCTCGGGCTGTTAAATCAACTTTATTATCGGTCGCCTCTGGGTCTCCATCGATCCAGCCCAGTGGGCCTTTTCTAGTTCGATTTATATAAAAAGATTCTGGAATAATATGATGAGTTTCAGTGTAAAGATTATTGGGTAAACTTCGAGTTCTGGCTCGTTCTATTATATTAGAATACCATCTTGAATATTTGTTTTCTAAATACATGATGTGCTTTTAAAGTAAGTTATACTTTATTTAGCACCGTGAAACAAATCTTTTTCTGTAATTATACGGAAGTAAAGTCCGTTGGCTTTGCAGTATGCACTAGCTGCTTGCCACTTGGCCATGTTTAATATTGCTGCTGCTTGGGCACGTTTGCTGTTGCCTGCTGCTTCCAGTGTTGATTCTTTTGACGGTTTGATTTCCCACATCTCGGCATGTTGTTGATTTTTGGCGTCTACATACAACACAAAAAAGTCAGGCACATAGATGGTGTTTTTATTTGTAAAGGGATTACGATAGTTGATGTGTATTGACTCGCTGGCCCATTTTACAATACTGGGATTGGTGTCTAGCATACGCATGGTGACATGTTCCCAACTGCTTCTATAGTGCGGTGTACCTTTACCCACGTATTTTTCAGGGTTTACCAGCTGATAAAAACCGTTGGCGTACTTACTCATTATGCTAGAATGGCTCGAGTGATGTATTTGTTCTGTACAGGGCTATTGTTGACGCCCACTAGGCTTGTGCCTATACGGTTCAAGTTCAAGAACATGGCCAGATACAAATTCAGTTCGCCAGGCTCGAGTGCTTGAAACTGTTGTATAATGCTCATGGGATCAAGACCTTGCGCCAGTGAAGTAAAAATTATAGTACTGGCCAATACCGCTGCACTCTGTTTATTACCGCCGGTTATCTGTTCAAAGTAGGCTGTGACTGCATCGTTTTGGTTGCTGCTGACTGTAGTTGGTGGAGTGAAATAGTTGTTATAGTATTGTGTTGCGGGAGTCTTTTTATTAACACTAAGATCAACCAAGTTTAAATTGTTTGCATTACTCATTTAGTTCTCCCTGGCGGTAACGGATTACTTGGTATCTTAGCGTTGCCAATGCTTTCGCCATTGCTTTGTATCACTGCGGCTGCATAAGGATCGCCTGCAACAGGTGTTTGAGCTGCATATGACACCTGTTGCAGATACACTCCTGACCCACTTAGTCCAGCAACAGTTTGCCCTGGGGTTGATCCACTGGGTGCCCTAGGACCGCTGTTGGTATAGATTATGTTGAACTTTGCTGCCATGTTATTCTGCCGATTGTACTACACTGTTGGTACCATTAGCAGGAGTTGCTGTTGGCAAACTCAGTCTATTAAGAGTATTGGTATCTCCGCTCAATATGCCTAGTCCAATAGTTTTAAGTTCTGCACCGGCCAGTCCTAATAGACTTTGACCTTTTAAGTTGTTGAAAGCACGTAGTCCTTGTACTCCTGCTTGTAGTGCGCCCAGTGGACCACCTGCCGACAGACTGTTGCTGATACCGCTTGCAGCACTGATCAGGCCGCCAGGACCAAGAATACTGCTGGTACCGCCACCTGCAGGTGTTAGTGGACTTGGTGTTTTGTCATAACTCAGTGTGGCGAACCCGTCGGGATTCTCGCCAACTTTGATTGTACCATAATTGTATATCACAGTTTCAAATGCCACTTGCATTGTGTTTTCAAGAAACTCACTTTGCCCTTGTTGGTGTTGCCCGTGACCAAAACTGGTAATGGTTGGGTTTATCAACACATACTCCGTAAAACGTTTTTGATGCAGACTGTAAATCTTGATAGAGTTTAATAGGCGCTCAGTATTGCCATAGGTATCGTATTTGGCTGGTTGATAGCCCCAATGGTCAACATCTTGTTTGGCATACTTGGTACTTGTTTGATAGGTTGAATAGTTTACAACACTGCCCGATGCTGTAGCATAGTCACTGTCTCTGTAATAGTGACTCATGTAGTTGTACCAAAAATCTCTTACTATGTCTGCGCTGTCATCATGGAATGTGATCTGCACAGGATCATATTTGATTTTGTTCTGCACCACATTAACGCGGTTGTATGCGTTATGAACTTTGGTTTCAATAGTGTACTTGGGCAACTGCACACTCTTGACCAACATGCCCATTTCAATTTTTTCTTGGTTAGGCAATCTGCTTAGATTGCTATTGATGTCAAAAGCAACGTGAAAGAGAAAGCTGTACTTGGGCATTAATTCGTAGCCGTTGGCCACGAATATTTTATTGGCATGCTGGAAGTCCCTTATGCTGGGCCCTGTACCAATACCATGTAGGATGTCATTAATTACGCTCATACAGTATTTAGCCAATAAAAAACCCGCCGAAGCGGGTCTTTTGATTGTGTACTATTAACCAGTAATAGTTGCGCCAATGTTTTTAGCAATACTTGTACCAAAGCCAACACCAGCAGTTTGACCACCAGCTGGTAGTTGTTCTGCGTTGTCGTAACGAATGCTTAAGGCAATCATCATTGGATCGTTGCTGTTGTAGTTCATTTCGCCGTAGTCAACTGAGCTCAAGAAGCAACCATATAGTGCCCATGATTCAAGCACGTTTGGAGTTGCTGCACCGTTACCGCCGTCTAAGATGTCCATTTGTAGTTGGAACTTATAGTCAATACCCGATGCTGCACTTGCTTGTTCTTGGAAGTCAAATTGTTTCTGAATCTGTTCGCCAACCAACTTGCTGACTGCTCCGGTAGAATCGTCGCGCAAGTTAACTGTGACTTCGTCCCATTCAGGTTTACCTTGGAAGTAAACTTTACTGTTGTAGATGTCAACAGTAACAGGAGCAAATTTAACGCTTGGGCGTTTTGTATCTGCTACTTGTTTAGTCAATTCAACTACTTGACCTTGGCTTACGCCAAAGTTAATGAAACTTAGACGAAAGCGAAACTTTAATTTTGGCATCAACAGACCCTGGCTGGTTGCTGATGAGCCACCTGCTAGGGGTACTGTAAAGTTTGTTAGGGATGCTACTGCCATGTTATTATTCTCCTGTTATGTTTATTTACCTAAATTTATTGGCTTCCCAACTTGGCGATATCGCCAGGGTTGAACAAGCGAATTGGAATGTAGATAAACTCAACAGCCTTCTCTGGTTCGATAGCAACGTCTGCATACAATTGGTTGTTTGCAATACGATCTGGTGTGTTGTTTGTAGTATCGCAAACTACCAAGTAGTCGTAAATACCACGTTTTGCAACCAAGTCGTTCAACGCACGGTTCAATTGAGCAGCAAACTGGTCACGTGTGATCTTGTCGTTAGGTTCAAACAAGAACGCATTACCACTGCTTGCAAAAATTGTACGAATGTAGTTGACCAAACGTGCAACGTTGACGCGGTCCAAGCTCTCTGTGTTTGGATCACGTGTTTTCTGACCCCATACAACCAAGCCAATACCTGGAATGATTGTGATTGGGTTAATCTTGTTTTGATACAGTGTATCACGTAGTGCCTGGTTAACACCTGTACGTACAAATTCACCTGTAGTGTAGTTAACATAACCAATGTCTGTTGCATTGCTTACTAGACCACGGCGTGTACCTGCTGGAGCAAACCATGGGTAGCTTACGTTGTCATTGTACAAATATGTACGCAAGATCATGTGGCTTGGTGGAACCATAATTGTGTTACCACCTAAGTCTGTACTTAGACCACTTGGATAGTATACAGCTAGGTATGGATCACTTGTTGCAAGACCATTGCCGTTGGTGTCATTGCTCCAATTGATCAAGTCAACTGCGTTTGTGTCTAGATTCATTGGAGTGTCGCCAATGACAAATGCTGTGTTAGCACGGTCATTGTTCAATGATACCATGTCCGAGATCAACTCTGGATAGCCAGGAGCACAAATCAAGCTAAATGCAAACTGATCTTCGCGGATCTGTGTATTGGCATCCAATGCTGCTTTCATTGCTGCTACAACAATTTGACGTTGTGCATAATGTC